TTAATAAATTTTTTCATATTTTTTAAATTCATCTTCTAAAGGGTGTTGAGTTATATGTTGAGTTATATCAAAATCTTCCGCTAAAAAAGTTAATTTTTCATTTATAATTTGAAACATACTTTTCTCTTTAAGTTTAAATAAATCTTCATAACTTATAGATATTATATTTATATTATATTTAAGTCTAATTTTTTTACATAAACCATATCCGTCTGTCCATTCTTTAGGCGTTCCAGTAATACCTTGAGGAGATACCATCACTCCAAGATTTTTATTCGTTGTTGATAAAAGAGAAAAAAACTTACCAACATAAGTAACGTTAATTTTGCTTGTCCTATAGTTCTTACATTCAAAATAAATCGGGCTAGTATCTTTTATATCATAATATTTAGCAATATCTTTAGCTGGAGGACTGAACTCAGCTCTAATATCTATTTCGTTTGTATTTGTACGTATATTTTTAGTACATTCAAATATGTTAGAACATGTTAAAATGAAAATAATAAATTCTTCAAAATATTCCCCTTTTTCTTTAGCGTTTTTAAAATCATCTTTTTCTAATTTCTTTATATACAAATCAAACCTTTTATAATCCTCTTCTGAAAATAAATACTGTTCTTCTATTGTTGATTTATCTGTGTGCTTTAATACTTCTTTAAAAATTTCAAATTTTTCATTTGTCATCTTACAACCTCGTATACAGGTATATAATTTCTTTCATCTAGTTCAATGTCAATATCATTTTCGTCATCATAATAAAAATGCGGTAATGTTTTTAAAGTATACATCTCAGGCTTTAAATCATCATCGATCTGAATTTGAAACCTTAGATTAATAATATCTTTATCGATGAACGCGTTCATAATTAAAACTATCTCTTTAATACTTATATTAAATCTTCTGTTGTATACTCCTGGATAAATTCTATTTCCCGGTTTTAAATTTTTAATCAAACTTTGTTCAAATTCCCGAGAGAGAGGTTTCTTCAGATTTGTTTTTTGCAATATTGACCTGATTGTATTCCGACAATAATTTTCTTGTAACATAATCCATACCCTCCCTTTTCTTTTCGTGATAATAGTAGTTTAACAAAGTATAATCTTTACCGGTATAACTTTCAAATAAAAACTTGATTGATATTTTTTTTGTTTTATTAATCAAGGAAACCCAAGGCAAGTCAGACTCTTCTTCTAACTCTATAATGAAGTCGTTAATTTTTTCAAGCCCTTCTTCAGAGTTTTTAAACAAATTTTTATTTGTTGCTATTAATTCTTTTAGTTCACCTAAAATAGGCAATATGATAGTAGTAGAGCTAGCCGAATCCAACGTAGCCTTCGCACCATTATTTGTATTCATTAATTGTGCACTAACTAAAAAATCAGATTCTTGATTTTTCCTCATTTTATCAATAGTAAAGTTCAAATTAACTGGTTGACAAGTAATTAAGAGCTTTTGTGATATCCAATTAACAATTCTATCAATTATGGACAAATAATAATTTGTACTATCTTTTCTATAATAATTCTGGATGCTATCTACAGATATCTCAAAATATAATTCTTTATCCACTTCGTGCAAAACTATAATTGCACTTTGTATTCTTTCTTTAGTGATAGCTTCATTACCCACTAAAGTTGTACCTCTTCTAAAAAAATTCAAAATAAAGTATCTTTTTTCACTATTATAATGCCCAAAATAGTCATTTTCGTTAATTTTTAAATTGCGCTTTTCTTCTAAAACACTTAATAATTCTCCGACATCTTTATTTATAATTTTAAATAAAGCGCTATATTTATAACTTTGGTCATATTCTGTATTTCTAAATGAAGTTAACAATTTGTCAAAATCTTTATCAAGTGCATATTCAATTACATTTTCTATTTCTTTCATTTGCAATTCTTTTATTTCATCGTTATCAATAATTTGTGTATATTCAGATATAAGTAAATCTTTACGTCCTTTTGAGAATTCACTAATTGTCTTGTTTAATATGTCCTTATTTATCTCCATATTTTCTCCTCCTACATCAACGTCTATATAAATAATATATAAAATAATCTGAGTTTAGTAGACAGAACATAATGGCGAACAAAAAAACAACCACCCAGTAACTAGTATGGGTGGTGTAGAGACTGTAACGACTCTATGTTGTCAAGATATATGTATATGAGTGATGGCAAGGAAGAAGTCTCCTGCGGGACCAACAGTCAGATATATGGCCTCTGCCGGGCTATACAATTCACTCCTACTATATAAAAGTAAGTATAACATAAAAAGCACCCCGTAAACTGTTATACGGGAATGCTAAAGTCATATATACTACGGGGAGTAGTATGAAAACTATGCTCTCTATCGTAAGAAAAAACACCCAGTGACATGCTTGGGTGAACAAGGATAGATGTAAATAGTTGATGCATGTGTAACACATCATAACAAAAAACTAGCCCGAAGGCTAGCTATAACATAAAAAAATAGGCAAGTACCGAAGTACCTGCCAGTTACGCACATTTAAATCTTGAGAGTAATGTTAAAAAGTGTATAGGAATATTAACATCCATCCAAATAGTTATTTAATAACTGTAAGATTCCCTATAATTAATGTAGCAAAATTTTTATTCTAAGTAAATACTAAATCGTGCTAAACTTACCAAAACTACTTATTCTATTACCTGCCTTGTCTACCTCTCCTGTCGCTATATAACGACGTTGTCCACTATTAGCAATATAAGTAATCCATCTATAGCCATTGATGCAATATGCGCCGTCATATTTGATTGTTGCGTTATTAGGTAATACACCTGTAATTCTTGAATTAGTTGAATAGCCGTCCCTTACGTTATTACCTTTAACATTGGCAACTGTGTAATTACCAGTCTCTTTTTTATAAGGCACATTATTCTTATCAAGTGTATAACCTGCTGGCACTGGTGGATTTTTTTGGTTTTTAGCTGATGTTTTAACATTACCAGCTACCAAACCACCTATAGGCTTACCATGAATCGCACCAGCTATTAATTTAGAATACAAGTCATAATTCTTCTTAATCCAATCCATATCTTTTTTATTAGTAATAAAACCTAATTCAGATAAACGATAATTGATATTTATTTCTGCTGATACATTAACGTTCAGTAAATCATTACGAGGTGTTACACCTCTTATTTGTCCTAAGTTATTTTTAATAACATCTTGTATACTTTTATCAATAGTATCCGCATTGAATTGACTTGAGATAATAACATGCCCACCACTTGCATTTTCTCCTGCTGCGTCTAAATGAATCTCTAGAACAATGTCATACCCCTGTGATTTAACCCAATATAATCCATAATCTTTATTATTTCCTACATTAACACCGTAAGCAGTATCTTGATACATATCTTGTGATTGACTTGAGCCACCATATAATGCAACTTCGTGACCTGCATGTCTTAAATACTTAGCGATATTAGGCGTTATATATTTACGGATAAAATCGCGTTCGTTTGTTCCGTTTCCTACTGCTCCAGGATCGTTATAACCATGACCGGCTACAAGCATAATTTTTTTAGGTTTAATTACTGCTTGCTTTTTGGCAGTTGCTTGCTTAATAACGCTTTTAGCTTTATTCCCAACACTTACTTTGTCAGGGAAATTTAATCTAATAAAATACATTGGGTCGTCGTAGTAATGAACATGTCTTGTAACAGTTTCAGGACCCCAACCAGGTTGCGCAACGCCATTTGTCCAACCTTTACCATTCCAATTTTGGCCAAACGATGTAAAAGTGTTTAAATTTGCGCTCTCAACAATTTCAACGTGCCCAGCTCCGCCACCATACTTTGACGGGAAAACGACAATATCCAACTTTTGCGGTAAAAAGCTATCATAGTTTTTAATTATTTGCCCGTATTTTTCAATCCTTGCTTTATTATCAAATGGAATATTATAAGCGTATAAACCTTGTAACCTTTCGCCTGTTGCCAACATAAAAAACATATTTGCGTAATCGTAACATTGAAATCCAAAAAACAAATCAGGATTGAACTGCTTTCCTAATGAATTATCAAACCATTTTTCTGCTTGGTTTTTTGTCATTAACATAAATCATCACCTACCCTAAATCATTTGTGTCGTTCATATTCGTAGGTGTCATTACTTCTTTAATTGGCGCTTGCCCTGTTGCTTTTCTATACTTATTTTCAGCTTTATATTTCTTTAATTTTTGATTTGCCCATTTACCTTCTTGAGATGTTGGATTGTCTTTATACGTTGTATATAAAGCGACTACAGTAAGTATTATTGATGATATAGTTTCATCGTCTACTGGAATTGGGCTAATACCTTTGTTCGCTAAGAATTGATTTACTAATGCTAAGATCAATACGATGTATCTTGTTATTACTTTTGCATCCATTTGTTTGCTCCTTTTATCCAAAATAAAAAGCCAGTGCCGAAGCACTGACTCTTAACTATTACTTACACTTACCAAACCAGAAACACGACCAAAAGCTATATTCTAAAATTCCCTTAAGCATGGTAATCACCTCCTTTAAATGCCAAAAATAGTTTTTAACAAGGCTATAACAAATGTACTTAGAATCGTCCCTATTAATCCTAGAATCCACATCTTGATGTCTCTAATATTTTTAGCATTTTTCTCTTTATTTTTTTCATCTTCTTCTTTGTCACGTCTTAGTTCTTCGAAATTTCTATCTAACTTGTCATAAATTTTTTCTTGCGTTCTCAGACTGTCTTCTATTCTGTCGAATTTTTCAAACATAGTCTTATCATTTTCTTCTAATCGCGTTAAACGCCAATCTTGTTCGTGTCGTTTGGTAAATCCAAACATTACACCACCCACTTTATTCAAATTAAAAAGCCATAAGATTATAACCTATGACTCTAGATTTTCTGGATACTTTTCTCCTGTAATAATTGCATATTCCTCTTTATCTATAACTTCCATATCTACATACCACGCTATATCTTCTTTACTATATTCTTTCAATTGATACCATGTTTTAATATCTTCGAATGTTGGTGAAATTAATTTAAGCATTTTCAGTCTCTCCTTTAACCTCTTCTAATTTTTTATTAAGTGTCACAAGTTGTTTTGCCATTAGTGCATTTTGCTTATTAACTTGCATCGATAACTTTGTACTTTGAACAACTTGTTTCTGCATACTAGCAACCATTTTTCGTAAGATGTCATCAGAAGCGACTGTGTTTTGTTCTTCACTGTCAATCTGTTGATGCAAGTCATCTTTTTCTTCTGAATAATCTTCGTTAAAAACTATTTCCCCATTTGAATATTTAAAGGCTTTAGGTCTAAAAACTTGAGAGAAATTTTCTGGTAAATTTTCAATATCAATACCTTCTTCAAAGCCACCAATGATAGCGTATGAAATTATCTCATTACGCTTGTTAACTAATATTTGCATTATTTTCTCACTCCTATAATTTTGTTGATTGTTCCTCTATTTGCATTTGCACCAGAACCTCTTCGACTTCCTAAGTCGAAATAGACATCGTTTGATATAGTTAAAGATGTACGACTAGATTTAGTTAATCCAAACTCATAAACGCCTCCACCGTCACCGTCATTATCCGGTAAATTTGATGGGTTCAATGAAATTTTTCCGCCACCAAAGGGGTTGCCAAACTCAGTAAAATCTCCACCTGGAAAAGTTCCATAAAAAATTAACAAAATAAATTGATCTAAACTTTCATTAAGATATAATGTTGAGCCAACGCCATTTGCCGTCCCATCAAAAATAACTGAATATCTTTTATTAAACTTGTCATCTGTGTATAGTTTGGCATTGCTTTCAGCCGTGTTAGCCTTTGATTGCGCGTTTTGAACTGTTTCAAAAGGTGTGTTGTAATCATTAAGCGCTAATTCTGACCAATCAGACCACGAACCCACTTCTTTTCTCTTAACAAATACTTTATTTGTACCATTTGGACGATATGTCATACGTTTGTAGTCGGAAGTTACTACTAAATATTCGACAGTACCATTAGTGCTTGCGCCTCTTGGATAATTTATAGCTTGCGAAACATAAATAAATTGGGTTGAATCGCCTATTCTTTGTTCTGGATTATTAAAATCAAATCCAGTAATCTGCATTATCTTACCATCATCTTTAGTAATCTTAGATTTTTGCCAATTTGAAGTTGAACCACTTGTGACTAAACCGCCGCTATTCACTGACTGCTTGAAAGCCTCATGTTTCTCATCCATATATCGCTTTTGCTCATCAAATGTTCTTGAATATGCTTGCGCTTTATTTTCCAAATCGGTTATATGGCTATTAGCAAGTTGCTTTAATTCATCTATACTTGAAGATTTTGCTATTTGAATATCTGATAGACCTTTTTCTTTAGCTTTTTCAATCAGACTCGCATAATCTTCACCATTTTTTATAGCCTCGTCCATTGCTTTCGCACGATCCATAATAGTTTTTTCTAATTCCTGAAATTCAACAATATAGTGTAATTTTGTTTCAGATGGAATCATGCTAAACAAACTTTTTTCAACGTTAAATGTGATAGTTCTCTCGACAACTACCACGTCTGAATTACCTAATTCTGCAACCGAAACTTGAGCTTGATAACTTCCATCTCGTTTAATTACATCATTAGGTAATTGAAATTTTAAAATACCTTTAAATGGATCTAATATTTCTAGTGGAGCAACTACCATGACTCCTTTACCTCGAATCGCTATTCGTGCTTTGATATTTTCTTCACTCAATAATAACGGTTGATTATTTTTAGTGATATTAAAAAGAAGAACAGAAGAATCACTCTCTCCTGTTCTAAAAGTTATATCTAGATTTGAAATATTTTCATAATGCGCAGTGTTCTCTAAATTAATATTTACAGATTTCTCTAAATTACTCATTAACTTATAATTCTCCCTTCGTGTAAAGTCCATGGCCCTGAACTTGTTTTACTATCATAGTTTTTCAATAGTATCTCAGCAGATGCTGTAACACTATTACGAACTAGCCTATGAACAAAGCCACCTGTGTTTGAAGCTTCTACATATAAGTTCCAACCAGCTACCCCTTTACGTTCAGTTGGAAAATCTGTAAAACGTTTTGTATCATCCGTAGTTAAATAAAACGACATGCCTACTATGTTAATATCTGACATTTTTGTGATGAATGAAGGTACTCTCTCCCATTTACCACTATTTTTAGGCACATAATTCCAGTCCGAAATGTCTCCAGTTCTTCCAGAAAGCACCCTTTCAAAAGTCATCATATTCCTTGCATAACTATTACGCGTCAATATCTGAATTACATCACCGCCAGTTTGTGGTGGCTTAACTTCCAAGAACCAACCTGCATCACGCCATTCTCTTGGTAATGGGAAATCATCGATTTGAACTGTATGATCAGTGTATAAATAGTAAAGACCTGGCTCTGTTAACATCCCAAGATTCTTAAGTTTATCAGGCCTCATTGGTAAAGGTTTAACTCTACCACCTGTGTCACTCATGATAAAAGGAACGCCTCTTGAGTGAAGTATTTCTAAAATACCTCTTTGCCCAATCATGAAAATACGATGTGTTCTATTTCCATCACCACCGACAGTAACACCTAGCATCAAAGCTTTTTTACCACTATCTTTGTCATAGTATATTTGCAAACCTTCTGCTTCCGCAAATTCGCCAGGAAATGAATCTAGTGTTCCACCATAGTCAGCATTAACCTGATACGCTTCTTCTCCTGTTTCTAAATCGAAAGCCGTTAAATAGTTTCTATTATTTGGATTACTGTCTCCTGTATACCAATACAAGTATTTTTCATCAAAAGTCACACCCTGCATTGGTTGGGTTTCGTTTGTTAGTCTCATAGGGATACTGATTTTATGCAAAACTTTATCAATATTTTTATCAACATCGTCTAAACTTCTTATCTCTATATAATTCATTGAGTTTTCAAGTTCCCACTGACTTCTAGGTCTCTCAATTCTGTATAGAATTTTATTTTCTTTTTCATTTATGACAGGGGTGATGTAGGGTTTTTCTGGGTGTCCTGTAAATACATCTTGCATACCATACTTGCCATAGCTAATTTCCACATTAGGCGTATACTTGAAACGAACTAATGTATTCTCATTATTACCATTTAAGATAAAACTATAAATCCATAACTCATCATCAATATATCTATAACCGTTATGTGTACCATGACCCCCACCTACAATCAATGAGCTGTCTATAAATTGACCATTAGGTCTTAGACGACTTAGCATATAGCCATTATTTCTAGCTTGTGTCATGTATACTATGCCTGTTCTATTATCAAACCAGAAGGATTGCATTACTGCATTTGTAAGAGGTGCAAGTTCTGTCACAAATAAAAACTCTTGCTTATCAGGTTCAAAACGATACTCGATATCAAGAATTTCTTGTTTGGTCTTATTTAATTCTCTTATAGTTTCCTCTTTATTAATTTGAGTTTTGGTTTCCCAATCGTCTAAATGTTCTTTTAATGTGTCAAAGGTTTCGCCGTTTACATTAACTCGAGCTTGAACAATCTCATTAGCACTGTTATTACGTGGTGCCACAACAAGTGCGTTAATTTGACTTTGTAAAGATTTGTTTACTGCTGCTTGCGATCTACCATTATAATAAATTTGCTCAGCGAAGTGTTGCATTGTTTTAGCTTTCTGATGCAACTTAAACTCTGTTGTCAAGCCAAGCGCAAATTGCTCTATTCTTTGCAGGTTTTGAATTTCTTTAGCTCTATAATCTCGACCTGCTAAAGCTCCCAAATCCTTTATTAAATACAAATTTTCCATAATGCACCTTCCTTTCTAATAAAATAGCACTGTACCAAGTTTCCCACTATCGTCAACTGTTATTTTCCACAATTTACCGTTTGGGGATTTCTGTACAATGCTATTTTGAATAATTCCTGCTTCGCCTATTTTTAATTTATCTAATTTATTTTTATCATCTACCGAAATGATACCGTCTTGAGGCAATCCATCAATATCACTACTGCCTGCATAAGGTATCCCATTTATAGCTTTCCAGTGTGTAGCTGGAAAGTACTGTTTATCGTTTTCAAGTAGCGCTTTGATTTTAACTTCTTCTGTTGCCATTATATTAATACACTCCCTATATCCATTGTCTCGAAAGGAGAATTCAAAGTACTAGTGTATAAATGATTTATACGATTTGCTTGATAGTTATATCTATTATCTTGTGCAATAACTCGTCTGTTAAGTGCTTGTTGAATTTGTACCATATCTTTTATTTCATTGCTGAAAGACACTTCATCTATTGCGTTTACAAATGGATGTGACCTATCAAGTTTAACAACCTTTAATTCAGTGTTATATCCCATTAATTCATGAACAAAAAATACGCTATCTCTTGGCTCTATTTTTTCATAACCTATATAATTAACATCTAATTCAGTCTTAGGAGTATCATTTATTTGCTTTTTTGCAAATTCTAACAGCTTATCCTGTGTTTCGATATCTTCATTTGTTTGCGTATTAGCATATCGAATCCCAAACTGCTTTGCACTATCTGCGACGTAGTCGACAATTGCTTTGTATTGATTGCGACCTGAATTATCAGCAATTAAATTTAAGACTGTTGATTTTTCAGTTCCAACATACATACAAGGCTTAGCTTTTTTATTTGAAGATATATCAATTCTATTTTTGGGGTCTTCTCCTAAAAATATCATTTCTAAAACGTGCTTGCCTTTATCAATATTTTTTATTAAATCTATTGTTTCAGACTGAACCGACTTAGCAAAACAAGAAATTTGCTTAATTTGCTTGCCGTCTAAAATCAACTTATATATTCCACCTTGAGAGCCCTTTTTTATTGTAAATCTAACTGTTTCATTACCATACTTGCAATCAAAGTTAATAGTAGCTTTAGACCCAATTGTTTCGGTACGATAAGTACCTTCTTTTATAAAACCATTTGAATATTTAATGTCAGTTGTTCTAATAGGATTATAATTTTTCTTTTCCTCAGCTGTATACTTTTTTCCAAAAACTTTTATAGCTGTTCTTAATTCCAATGTACTGACAGTTGCAGATACAGTATCAGTATTATATTGATATCGAATCACTTTCTCGCTTCTTTGATAAAATGTTTCAGGAGAATAAAAACCAATCTCTGTATCATTTGGGTAAATTATACAGCCAAACAGGTCTACCGCTTCTTTACAGTATTCTAAGCCGTTTTTGTTACCTAATTCGTCAATCGGTACTTTTCGCTTAAAATCTCCAATTATTTTATAGGTCATTTTGACCGAAGTTTTTTGATTTGCAAATCCATATCTTAAGTACTCATCTAAAGAGTATTCTGGCGTTTTACCAGTTTCGCTACTGTCGTCATCAAGCTTATTTGATTCCACTGAGTGATTTTGAAATTCATACATTATGTGATATGCCGTAACTTCAATAAAAACTTTATCACCTTCAACCTTTGGCGCTGTCTGCTTAATTGTATATTTTTCACCATGATAAATTATGAAGTTTTCACAAATCAATAAATCAAAAACAAAACTATTATGAGTAGTTCTATAAACTGTAAAGGTGATGTACCTAGCTTCATTCAGTTCATAATATTCTTTAAAAGAACCATAATCTACATCTAGTAAATTTTCACAAATCAATTCATTAAAATCCATTACTGATAAATGATCATGATAATCCATTAAATCACCTACCTATAAATAAAAGGAAACTTAAATGTAGTTTTAATATCACTGACGTCTCCTTTAATCTTAAATTCATTTTTACCTGGCGCTAATGTTATAATGCCTCTATTTGTATCAATTCCCACTCTATTTATATCTCGATATGCATACACACCATCTAAAACAAAATCAGTGTTTTTATCTATACTTTTGTTGTACTTAAAAATATCACCTGTTGTATAGTTAACCAGTTCAAATCCTCCACTCGCATTTAAATTAATTAATATTTTCAAATCGTGCTTGAATCGTGGATTTATCGTATCAGTAGAACCGTTCCAAATAGTAAATTGATTTGATGTATGAGTATATTTAGGTGTGAAATCAAGAGGAATTCCATTTTCAAACATCCAATTAGAGTCGAATAAGAACTCGCTATCGGTCCAATTAACTGATTCAGAATACCCTTTATAAACATTTAAACTTACTTCAATTTCAGTTGAAGAACCATCTTTTAAATTAGATGTAACATTAGCTGTATTCACTGCATATTTAACACCAGGCATTTGAGAAGTAATAACATAATAAGGATGTCTGCGATTAAACACAGATCTAAACCAATGCTCAAATAAATTTAAATCTATAACATCTATACCATCATAGCCAAACCTTAATACTAATGAAAAAGGCGCAAAACTAATTGCGCCCGGTAAAATACCATCTACTCCGTTAATAGTTACACTGTTATCATTGGTGTTTGGACTTTCAGCCCTTGCATCTAAAAATATAAGCTGATTAAAATCTGTTATTACTTCTTCCTTGTAACCATCTATGATTTTTACAAAAGATTGCATTAATTAGTCAAACCTCCCATATAATTATTTGCATTTGCTCTATGCCCACTTTGTTTTGACAATATTTTTTCTAAACCTCTAATTGCATCATTAGAACCTAAGTTATTATCCTGAGAAGAAACAGTTTGAATCAATGCATCTGTTAATTTATTTCCTTTATCACTTAACATAACAATTTGTTTCAACAATTTTTCAACTGTAGAAGTATCATTATTTACAGTGATGTTATTTGGCTTGCCATCCATACCGATGATGCGCATAACCTGTTCAGTTAATTGAATTGCTCGTTTACGTCTAGTTAAAGGGATAACCATCTCCTGTTTATCTCCTTCACCCACTTCAGCAAGTTGATGCTTTGTAATCAAACCACCATTCGCATATCTTCTTGGACCACTTGGAGACCAACCACCTCTTGGGTTAAACTGTGAGCGCCAATATCTGTTGTTAAAGAACGCTAATAACTGATCGTAACCACTATATATATTGTTGTGACCTCTAACAGCATAATGTCTAAATGTTTGTGGGATATATTGAAGCAATCCTTTTGCTGGATTGCCCTGTAAAACGTTGATGTCTCTAAGCGAACTAGATTGAGTTATACCTGCATTTCCTCCTGATTCGTGTTGAATCAAGCTAATGATATTTCCTACATCACCCGAAGTAACATTAACACCCATTCGTTTTGCTGCACGACGTATATCGCCTGCCCAAGCAGATGCAGCCTTATTAACACCTGAACCACTTCGAACGCCACTACCTTTAAGTGACTTCAACCATTTTTCTGGATCTTTAGCTGTATCATTCCCTGGATGCGACCCTTGCATCAATTGGAAATGTAAGTGTGCTCCTCTAACGAAATTACCTGTAGCACCTGATTTCCCTATCAGTTGACCAGCTTTAATACGTTGGCCTTGTCTTACTAATTGCTTAGATAAATGCATATACCAGTTCCATTCGTTAGCACCGGTCTTAATTTGTATAGAATTACCGCCACCGTAATCAGTCCATACTTTATCAGCTATACCGCCTTTAACAGCATAAATGTTCGTTCCAGTAGGCATTTGAAAGTCGATACCATAGTGACGACCGCCATTAAAGTTAAGTCCACCTGTGTAGCTCCCAAACCTTTGCCAAATTGGATGGTCAAATAGATAGCTTCCATCTCCTCCACCACCAAAATCTTCAAACCACGATTTTACTTTGTCTACTAATTTCTTTTTGAGCAATGAGTACGCGCCTTTAGCAATTTTTACTGTAGCGTTAGCTCCGCCTCCAAAATTAATATTTAAACCTGACATTACTTTATTTACTAGTTTCCCTGGATGTTGTACATAATCCCACACATCGCCGATTTTATCGCCTAACCAAGATGCACCATCTTTGATTTTATCGCCTGCGGCTTCAACCATTTCTTCTGCACCTTTTTTGATATTATGAGCTGTGTTTTTAGCTTTAGAACCGAAGTCCCCTGCTTTTTTACCAAGATTTTCAGTAACTTGTTCCATCCATTTTTTCTTTTTCGTACCACCATGGAATTTTGGCAAAACACCCATCCGCTGTAACTTCAGAGTGTCATTGGCATTTATTACACTATCTCCAACTCCTAGTGGAACAACCACATCTCGTCCTTGGGGTGCATGGAATGTTCCGTCAGCCCTGTGAATTACTTCTTGAACTCCACCGCCTGGGGCGTTTCCAGAACCTCTATCATTTAATACAGCAAATGTCGGTTGCGTTAATGCTCCCGAATTATCGGTAGCTACACCCTTTCCTGCTAAAGTACCAGTAGACAATGTAGGTATTGGCTTGATGAGATTTTTATCAGTAATGGCTTTAGATATTTTATTAATACCGCCAATCATGCTATTCAAACCGCCAATAGCTTTATTAGCAACATTTTTACCTAAATCAGCCGCAGCTCTTCCCATGTCTTTACCAATATCTCTAATCCATTCATATGTTCTTGATAGCCATTTTCTAAAACCATTAAATACTGATTTAGCGTTAGACCATGCCGAACTTGAAATTGCATCAAAACGATCGTGGGCTCTTGAATACATATCTCCAGTCCAACCTTTTAAAGATTTGTATGAGTTACTAAACCATTTCGATGTTCCTTTCCAAACGGATTTTGCATTCGACCATGCTGTACTAGAAATATTATCCCATTTCGAGCGCGATTTATTAGCCATATCCGTTAGCCAGCCCTTTGCACTTTTATATGCATTGCTAAACCATTTTGATGTCCCTTTCCAAATAGATTTTGAATGCGCCCAAGCTTTATCTGAGGCATCTGAATACTTTTGCTTAGTTTGATTGTAAATACTTCCTGTAGTCGATTTAACAGATTGCCAAGCTTTTCCAAACCATTTACCAGTACTATTAGCTATAGCCTTAGTGTGATATCCTACAGAACTTTTGGCTGAGCTCCAACCTGAACTTAATTTGCTTGGAATTCCTTTGATTCCACTCCACATTTTTTTCATTTCGCCGCCAAAATGATTAGCATTTCTGCCCATTTTACTAAAAGCTTCGCCAGTTTTAGTTTTTACGCCGTCCCAAGCATTTCCAAACCATTTCTTTATATTTTCTCTGTTTCTACGAGCTGTTTCTTCTTGTTCTTTAGCGTACTTATCACTTTTCTTCTTTTGGTCTTCTCTGAAGTTAGACCACCAACTTTTAAGGCCATTCCACCACTTTTCAGTATTTTTATATACACGACCACTGGATAAATCCATCTCTTTATCAATATCTTTATTTTGCTTTTTAACAACGTCTACTACAGCATCTTTTTTAGATTTTGCCTTTCTTACTTCATCCTTATGTCTTTGATCAGCAATAGCTAATAATTTATCTTTTTCAGACTTAGAAAGGTTGACGTTATTTTTTATAGCAATGACATCATCTTCATATTGCTTGTCCACTTCTTTTTTTCTTGCTTTTCTTGCTTTTTCTGCTTCTTTAATTGCTTTGCTCGCTTCGTCTATTGAATAAGCATTTCTGTTTCTTTGCATTCTTACTAAAATACGCTCTTGCTCTTTTTCAGTCTTACTCAATTCTTTAACAGTGATGTCACGTCTTTGATTTTCAAGCTTTTCAATTTCTTTTCTTTCATTTTCTGAAATCTGACCATCACTTAAAGCTTTTTCTTTCAATTCTTTGATTTTCTGATTGAGTTCTTGCTCTTTTTTAATTCGCAAGTCATTTTTTTCTTTAGTTCTAGTTAAAATGTTTTGCTTTTCTTGTTCATCGAACGCACTATACTTATCAATAAGTTCTTGAGTTTTTTCGAGTTCCTTTTTATTTCTTTTTTCTATTTCAGCTATAAGGTTATTAGATAAATCCGCTTCAATTTTCAAAAGTTTTTTTGCTTTGTCTTCTGTTATTTGACCCGAGTTTAAACGTACTTTTTCCATGATTCTGTTGTTCTCTTCAGAATAGTGTACGTATTTTTCTAAAGCTTTTTCTGTTTCTTTTGAAACACCTTTCCCCAACACTTTTACAGTATCAGATGCTTTTTTAGAAGCTGTGCCCATGGTTTGCATAAATCCTTTAAACTTGTTGACTCCTACTTTCAGAAGGTCATCGTCACTCAAAGATTTATAACCATCTTTCATATCCTTTGAAAACTTTTCTTTGAAGCTTTTGCCTATACTTCCAAGATAATTTTTAAACTCTCCTAGCTTCCTAACAGCACCGCCAATAATTTTGCCACCAAAAAACTTTATAGTTTCTCCTAAACCGTTAATACCGTTTCTGAACCATTCCACACGATCATATGCGGTTTTAAAAACTTTATATGCAATTGTAATAGCAGTTATTGTAGCACCTATAGGTCCTGTTAAAAACTTTAAGGCTACACCAGCAAATCTTGCGCCTCCACTTACTGCAAATAAGGATTTTGCGGCTAATCCTAAACCGTTTTTCAAAAGTTTGAACGGTAAAATTGCTAGCTTTGCAGAATTTTTCAAAACATTTATAGGTTTTAAATTAAACAACATAGCTCCGGCTAATCCTTTAAAGCCTTTTGACGTTTTTCCTGTTGTAGAACCAAGAAATAAGGTTTGAAGACCTAAAGATTTCATTGCTTTTGAATTGGTATTAGACAGTATTGTATTTTCAGCAATGCGTCTATTTAATGATGCATAGCCTTTAGCCGCGCTTCCAACTGCACGTATTAATAAGCCACCAGCAAGAACAGCAGGGCCAATAGATGCACCAAAAAGTGCTAATCCTACTGAAGCTTTTCTAACCCAACCAGGGAGATGTGTAAATCCATCAACTAATTTTGTTAAACCTTCCGCTCCTGCTCTAATCATAGGCGTTAAATCTTTACCGACTTCGATTGCTAATGATTCAAAAGCGCCACCTAATTGTTCCAGAGCGCCTTTGAGATTATCTTTCATCAAATCTGCTGCTTTTTTACTTTCGCCATTGGAATTCTTTAAGGATTTACTATAGCTATTAATTTTATCTGGTCCCGCTTCAATCAAAGCTAAAAATCCACTTGCTGCTTCAGTACCAACTATTGTAGCCACTGTAGCTAGTTTTTGTTCTCTCGTCATGCCTTTCATATTATCTTGGAACTGTCTAATCAATTCACCCATGCCAACAAATTGACCTTTAGCATCAGACAAATGAATACCTAATTTTTTCATTTCCTTAGCTGTATTTTTACTTGGATTAGCTAGCCTGATAAATGAAGCTCTTAGGGCAGTACCTGCTTGAGAACCCTCTAAACCTGAGTTAGATAAAACTTCAATTGCTGCGGAAGTGTCCTCTATTGAAACTCCTAATGCTTTTGCAGGAGTACCAGCATACTTCAATGCATCTCCCATGTACTGAATATCTGCAGCACTATCATTTGCTGATCTCGCAAGTAAATCAGCAACATGATTTGCATCAGATGCTTTTAAACCGAAAGAGTTAATCGCTGAAGCCATTACAGTTGCAGTTGTAGCCATTTCTGCACCACTTGCTTCTGCTGCACTGATAACACCTGGCATAGCCTCCATTGTTTGTTTGGCATTAAAGCCTAAAGCTGCCAATTCTTCCATACCTTTAGCAACTTCGTTAGCACTTTTACTGGTTTTAGCTCCTAAGTCAACTGCTTGATTAGACATGCTTTTCAAGTCTTTACTGCTTGCTTGCGCAATCGCTCCAACTCGAGACATTTGGCCTTCAAAGTCTGCACTTGTTTTTAATGCTGCACCTAACCCTAAAGTAATTGGTGTAGATACGCCCATCGTCATTGTACGTCCCAGGGAAGTCATTTTGTCTCCAATAGAACTAAATTTCTTTGACATGACATCCGCTTGACTTGCAAGTTTACCGAAATGACTTTGAGCTATCATTTGTTCTTTGTTAAAAGTCTTCATTTCGGATGAAGCTTTATCTATTGAACGCTCCAAATTATTTAAAGCAGCTTTTTCTTTATTAACAGCTGTTTCAGCTTTTGCGACATTAGCGCTATGATTCTTAATAGTATTGTTTAAATCATTAAATTCTTTTTCTGTTTGCTTTAATTTAGTATTAGTTTTAGCGTAAGAACTTTCAATTTTATCATTTGATTTTGAAAGATTGTCATTTTGCACTTTTAGTTTTTGAACTTGATTGCCTTCTTGTTTATATTGTTCAACAAGTGCTTTATGCTTAGCGGACTGCTTCTGTACTGCGTCACTTGCTCTTTTTAGTTGTGCAGTAGTAGCTTGGTTACTATTCTTAAGCTTTTGTTCTGCATCTCTCAACTGTTTAAGTTTTTGATACGCATCTTGTTTACGTTGATTTGTACGTTTATATTGATTTTCAGCTTTTTTAAGTTCTGTATTCGATGATTTTAAGGCTTCTTTAGATTTATCAAGAGCTAATTTTTCTTTTTTATTGGCTTCTACTAACTTTAAATATGCTTTCTCAACATCTTTTACACTGGATTTAGCTTTTTGGTAATTAGCGTTAACTTGTTTAAGCTCATCTTCTACTTGAGAATACATCTTTTTTTGAACTTTAAGCCTATCATTTAACCCCTTAATTCTCGCCTGATATTTTTCCATTGATTTTTCAGACTTATCAAATGCTGACAGATTAGCTTTCATTTCACTATTAACAACACCTAATTGTCGCTTTAAACCTTTCATGCCTTCTTGGACACCTAAATGGTCTAATTTCAGCTCCAAGGTCATGCCTTCTACTTTTTCATTCATATTAACCTCCTTTCTAGCTTCCAAAAAGTTTTCTTAAATCCGTACCTGTAATGACTTTTTGTTCACTTTGTTTTTCTTCAGTCTCTTCTTTATTCTCTTCATTAAGTATTTCTAAAAGTTTTACATACGGCTGTTTTCTGACTTCAGTTAATGTCCACCCATACTGCTCCATACAGAAACGTTGTATTTTCTTAATGTTCGATAAAATGTCTTTTATTGAGATTGTTCTTCTGTCTTTCCCATCTCTTCTGGTTCAGTTTCTGAATCTTCTTCATCTTCACCATTGATTTCTCGAAATATATCTTGTAAGGCTTTTGTATAAGTTTTAGTACTCATCTTGTTCAGAACATCTTCTTCAGTCAATCCTTCATCTTTAAATAAATCTACTAATAACTGTCGCTCTTTTTGTCTCATTTTTGTTGCGTTAGGTGCTTCTTTTTTATTCTCTTGATTTACTAATTCTAAATACTCATAGCATTTTTCTGCTTCGCCCATTGTTACATCTTCTTTTGTATAGCTCTCTGTTTTTCCTGTTTTACGATCTTTAATTTCAAATTTAATCATTGTATTAGCTCCTTTTATTCAAATAAAAAAGACGCAGATATACTGCGCCTTAAATCCCTATCCGTTTGTTACTGTCACTGAAATTTGTCCTGACTTATCGCTTCCATCAGTAGACATAGCAGTGATTACTGAAGTACCTTCAGCTACACCGTGAATTGCTCCTGTATTTTCATCTACAGTAACAAATTCTGGATGTTCACTTGTATATTTCAATATTTTATTCGTTGCTGTGCTTGGTGCAATGTTTGGCTCAACATTGTCATCGGTATTTACCATAATTGATTTAGTTTCTGGTGTAAATGATACGCCTGAGACTAGAATTGGATTGGTTTTGAATTGAGGTACATCAACTTTACTAGATTCTTTACCATTTTCTTCCCATGCCACTTGGTAAGTACCTTTTGGATAAGTTGTATCCGCTTCTAAATTAGATAAAGTTACTGACACTTTGCCTTCACCTTGTTCAGAAGCTACGACGTCGTCTCCTTTATAAACCTTTAAAGTTTTAGTCATAAATTATTCTCCTTTGATTTATTTTGAAAGCCCCTATTCTGCTGAAACTGTTGCAGATTTTGAATTAACTGCTACTTCAACATTTTGGGGATTAGCTGGGTAACGAACCTGCAGAATCCTCTGAATGATCTTCACTGTCCGTGTATCCAACGAATACTTTTTTGAAGAATTCTGCTTCTCCTTCTTTACCTTCATGATAACCGTATACAATACCTTGTGACGTTCCATCAACATCAACTTTTCTATTCATCCAGTCACCTGTTAATTTTGTAGGTTCTGGGGCTTCTGCTTTTTCACCTCGTGTTTTAAATTCAATTGAATCTAAACTAAAAGTACCTTTAAGTAAGGCTACATATACCGGCTGACCTGTTAAACCATCTTCCGATTCGCCAATTACTGTTACATACGGTGCTCTTGTATTCTCTCCTACCCAAGATGTACCATTTTTATCTTTAGTACGTCCAATAACTGTGTTTAAATCATCACTTGGAATATTGAAAATACTCATGTCAGACTTAACTTCATTAGTACCTTGTTTTTTCATCCATACACGTTTGTTAGATGCAAACATATCTACTAAATCTGGTGCTAAACCTGTGATATTTAGGTCAACTGTACCACCTTTTTCATCTTCCCATGTCATGCGTTTAACTACTTTTGTTGCTTCTGGGTTAAAAACTCCAACGTATAATCTTTTAAAACCTACTTTATAAGAACCTTGTCCTTCTGCCATTGCTTATTTCCTCCTTAAAAATTAAAAAGCACACCTATTCGATGCGCTGATTTTTATAATATATATTTTTGGGTATGCCTTGATAACGTCTCGACATCACATAACGTTTAGTTTCTTCAAAATAAGCATCTAACTGACTAGATGCTTGAATTAAATTTTGTTGATATAACAGATATCTTATTCGTTTTGTTATATCAATTGTTTTCTGATTATTTGAAGATTCTACATCTATTTGAATTAAGTATTCTTCACTAAGATATTTATCAGACATAAAGTCTGAAGGTAAATCATAAATAGGTGTAATAACAACAAAAGGTTTGGAAGTTTCAGCATTTTCAGTGACTTTATAATAGTATATTCTAGAATTTATATATGTTTGGAGCTCTGCATCAGATAATAAAATTTCTTTTATGGTGTTTAATATATTCATTTATCTGGCCAACTCCTTTTTTATAATTTCTCTATACTTCCGTTCATTAGCAGCTAATGTTTTTGCAATAACTCCAAAACCTCTTGGTGTATATTTTTTTCCATCTCTTGTATAACCATGTTCATTCAAGTGAATAATGTTTTTGCGATTCATAGGGCCTACCCATTCAATTAAAACAGCTCTTTCTTGACTTCCTACTTTTGTATAAGGCTTAGATTTAGTCATTTCTTCTATGCTAGCACCCGTATCTTTAAAACTCTCGAATTCTTTCTTTAAAGCCTTTATAAAAAATTCAGATGCTTCATTTAAAGCTCTATCACTCTTAGCTTGCATTGATTGTTTACCGTATACCGATTCTAATTTCTTCAACACTTCAGGTATCCCTTTAATTTCTACACTCATTTTTCTGATAAAACCACTGTATTATAGCCAATATCTGGTGTATCAATTCTTATTTCTTTAATGTTGAATAATTTATCGGAATATAAGCCTCTGTCAATTTTAACTAAGTGATTTGTTTGTGGTAGATATTCAATTTTAGAAGACCTCATAATTATGGTTAGTCCTGACTTTGATTCAGTCGCTTTTAAAATTTCTCTATCTTTCATAGAAGGATTATATATTTTACAAAAGCAACTATACAATTTCATTTTTTCCTCTTCATCTGGATACGGCCCTTTATTTACATATTGAAAAAAATATGCGCGATCTTTAAATTCATTAAATTCCATTTAAAAATCACCTACCACTTTTTTAATTTCAGAATCATTTTTTGCAATCCTTTTTCATTAAACACCTTGCTTCTAGATTGGTCATTTGAGTATCCACGACTTTCATAATCTCTTGCAATGATATATTTAATCGCTGTACAAAAAAGTGGGTATTCCAAGTCATCTTTGTCATAATCTGGAACCCCACTTAATAGTAATTCAGACTTAGCCGATTGAATGAGACCTTCAATTAAATCATTTTCGAAATTATAGTCAATTCTCAACCACAATTTAATTTCTTCTAAACTCATTTCATCACCCCTATTCGGCTGATATTACAGCTGATTTAGCCTTAGCTGTTACATTAACCTTTTGGGGCTTAGCTGGGTAATGAACCTGTATTTTCTTTTGCTTTTGCAATTCTGAATGCACTGTCTAATGTACGTTGCTGATCATACCATGCAGTTAATACAAACAAATATTCGCCTTTTTTAACATCTTTATCAGTGTCATAAGTTGTTCCATCATAGTTAATTCCAAAATAATTGAAATCTCCCACAATAGGTTTAACTGCTGCATCTGTAAATACTACTGGTTTGCCAAATACTTTTTCTGCTGGTGTGTCAAAGAAATTTGTTGTTCCATTTGAAAGAACACTAATAATTTTGACATAATCCGCATATCGCATATAAATTGTTGCGTTATCACGGTAATCTTCATGTAAATCTGCTAAAGCATTAATAATAGCATCATACATGTCTGCTCCCTCAACTTCTTTAACAGATCCATTATAAAATGACATGTGTTCTAATCCAGATTTAGGACTTACTGCTAAGGCATCTTTACGCTCTTTAGCTGCTAATCCTGATTGTAGTGCGTTTTCAACCCAGTTTACTAAATCTACATCTGATCCATGAATTACAGTATCTGAAATTGCAGCAAATACTTTGAATTTATTAGTAGTGAACTTGACTGTATCACCTTTTAATTTTAATTCTTTTGCTGTTTCTACGTCTGTAATGAAATCATCATCGTCTAAAGTGTATGAAACTCTTGGAATCTCTAAACCTTTAATGTTAGTTAGACGAGCTTTTTCACGTAATTGGTTTTTAGCAAATGGTTCTGAAACAATTTCTTTAGAAAGTGTTTTTGGTAAGAGCTTATCTCCACCTGAATCATTACCTGTTGGTAAAGCGTGTAATAAACGTTGTGCCTCCATTGAAGGTTTTTCAAATTCATTTGGTAAAATCGCGTGACGATAAAACTCTGCCTTAGCTTTAACCAACTTCTCATTATCATTTAAAGATTGATAAGCTTCTCCTGTGTCTTTAACTTTCGCTTTTTCTTTCTCTTCAATGTCTTGTACTTGTCTTTCAACAATGTTAAATCTTTGTTGTAAACCTGCTTTTTCTGTTTCTAGTTGTTTGATGTCTTCCATATCAATATTTGGATCTGTTGCTTTCTGACTCAATTCATCATTTTTATTTTTTAATTGTTGTCCAATCATACCTAAGGATTGTTTTAATTCATATAATGTCGGCATTTCATTTCCTCCTAATAATTCATTGTCATTTTTAAAATTTCGCATTCGCGTTTAATTTTTTCTCTTTTTTCTTTTTCTTCTAGTGACATGCTTTCTTTAGGTGTTTCAACCAATTCAGATGTATCTACATCATCAATTTTAGTGATTTTGTCTACATCTTTCTTTAAATCTTCTGGGACGTTCTCGAAACGCTTATATTGCTCTTTAGAGATACTAGCAGCTATTTCATTAGCTCCTAAAATTTCATCTATCAAGCCGAAAGACAAGGCTTCTTCTGCAGTAAGCCAAGTTTCTGCATCTAACATCTGTTTTAATTGTTCTTGATCTAAGTCTTTTGCTTTATCTAAATACGCTGAATTACTAACAGCATCTGTTTTTTCAAGTAAATCCGCTGTCTTTCTTAACTCTTCTGCATTACCTACAGTCATAACCCATGAATTATGAATCATTAAAAAACTATTTTTGTGCATAAAAATAGTTTCACCACTCATAGCGATAACACTAGCAATTGATGCCGCTAAGGCATCGACATAGATATTAATTTTTGCAGGATGCATTTTTAGCATATTGTATATTGCATGCCCTTCAAATACACTGCCTCCAGATGAATTTATATGAACATCTATTTCACTGATGTCTCCTAGTTCATCTAGTTTATTTTTGAAATCTGTAGCAGTTACATCACTTTCAAACCATTTATCACTTACAATATCACCATAAATAAATATTTCACCTTTACTTTTTGATTTTCTTTTCATTTGAAAATACTTAGCTTTCATTGACATTTTTATCACCACCTTTCAAAGATTTTCTTAATTCAAGTGGCGTGTCAATTGGGTATAAATCACCGCTTATTAGCGGCTTATCTCCACCTTCAACTGGTGGTAAATCTTCCCACTCTCTAATGTCATTTATAGTGTAGTAACCACTACGAACTGCTTTAAAGTACACTTCTGCTTGTGTTGCACTATCAGCCCTTAAATAAGATTTAACGTTAAATTTAAAATACCTATTTTTTTCTCTGTCTGTTTTAGTAAGTAGTTTCCGATTAAATTCTTCTTCATACTGTTTGACGATTGGCAATAAGGTATGCTGCAAGTAAAATCTGTTTAACTCTTCATTTTTCGCGAAATTTGTATTTGATCTTGCATTTAAGAATACTGAGGGCAATTGAAAAACGTTAGCTACTCTTTCTCTTGTTAAATTCTCGCTTGCCACTATATCTTCAGAGACATATTTTTTAGGTAACGGTTCGATTTCAACACCAGGCTCTTGGAATAATATTCCACCGTTTTCTTCATAGTACTGTTTGAAATCTTCTAACACTTGCTGCCTTTTTTCTTTACCTACATTGGAACCATATTTAAGCATGAAAGAATCAGGTTTTTGCATTTCTGTAAGATTAAAGGTTCTTACTGCATTATCAAAATCAGTTGTATTCTTCAACACATCAATCGGACTAATGCCTTGCACCATATTAGATGCCACGATGTGTTTAAAATGCAACATGTCCATATTATGAACAATCAATTTATTTCCAGTTGCAGCATGAATGGAATAATAAAGTTCACGTGATTGGTTTTCAATTAACATTTCAACAACATCTGGATTTAATAAGAAAAGCTTTGATGGTTGATGATAGATGTCTCGTTCAATTAGCACATATGCATTACCTTTTTCATTTCTGATTGTTTCAATTTGATTAATAAAATCAAAACTGCTCAGAGAATTATTCGGTGACACTGTAAGTAAATCAGATACTTCTGTATTAACTACTTTATAATCTTCATACATTTTCAAGGGCAAACTAGCCATCGAATTAGATAACTTTGTAATAGCTGAAAATATCGTTTCATTAGTTTCAAGCGTATTATTAATTACACCCCAAAAAGATCTATTTTTCCATGGGCTAAAGTCATAAAGCTTAGAAGTTGACTGATCAATCCAATTGTCTATCAATTTTTTCTTTATGCGTGTGACAATATTCTCTTTTGCGATAACATTCACCTCCTTAACGCATTATGTCTTTAATACTAATAAACTCTATGTTTCCTTCACCACTATCAGAAACAACTTTATTCATAATATCTGTATATGTGTTTAAAAATGCTGCAAAGCCATCTATTTTACGATATCTGCTTTGCTTAGACGGCAACCAGTTTCCGTTTCTGTCTAGTTTCAACTGAACATTATTGATATACCATTTCATTAAAGGATTATTATTAAATATTATTTTCCCATCTAAAAACATTTCTTTTAAATCCTTCAATGCAGGGCTCAAGGTCAAAGCTCCTTGTCTTGTTTCTTCCGTTTCAAACCCGTAATTTTTTAACTCTTGATTTAGTTTGAATGCGTTCGCTCTATCATAAGTAATTTTTTCTACTACATAATGCTCATTCATCTTAATTATCCAATTTAAAACATCTTGGTAGTCAATATAAGGATTATCTTGCACTGTTAATAAGCCATCTTCTTCCCATTCTCTATAGGGTATTTTTTCGTTAGAATATTCAACTTTGCGCTTAGGAATCCATGAATGCGATAAAACTGCAACTTTACCATTATCTAACGCAAAAGTAGCACACGCGGCTGTAAAGTCCTCTGTTTCTGATAAATCATAACCAATCGTGCACGGTCTGCCTTCCAGCTCTTCTAAAGAAACAATTTCATTATTTTTTTGGAGTGTTGGGTAATCAATAAAACTCATCTCGTCATTATTAGCAAAGATATTAAACCTTTTGGTTATAAAATCTCCACGTTCAGCTGGTGTTCTCTTAGCTTTTTCCCACTCTTCTTTCATCTCATCTAAATTTATAGAGACACCTAAGTTGGGATTTGCTTTTATCCAGTTCGACGAATCATTAATATCATCGTCATCATCCAAAGATGCTAAATAATAAAAAGTTCTTTCGTCTTCTATGATTTGATCTAAGGTGTCTCTTCCCGCTTCTACCATATCAACAAGTGGACCATCTAATTGATACCCTGCTGTCGTAATGTAGATGAGAAGAGGTTGTAACCTTGCAGCTCTTGAGTTTTTTATAACTGAAATCAATTTATAGTCTTTAAATTCATGAATTTCATCAAAAATCCCCATGTGTGTATTCAATCCATCTAACTTATCGCTATCTGATGCTTGGGGCATAATTTTTGATATCGTTGCGTCATAATGGATTTCATCTCTTAATGTTCTGAAATTTTTATCAAGCTTTGGGCTAGCTTTAATCATCGCCTTAGATTCATCAAATAGAATCCTAGCTTGTTTCATTACGTTTGCTAACAAATGAATTTCTGCACCATTTTCTCCATCTTGTGATACAGCATAGTTAGCAACCCCAGAAATAGTGGTTGTTTTACCATTTTTTCGCCCCATAAATATCAAAGCTTCTTTAAACCTGCGCAGTTTTGTTTCTTTATGAACCCAACCAAACAAACTGCCGATAATAAAATGTTGCCATGGCTGTAATACAAGTTGACGTTTAGATCCTTTGGAAGGTTTACAAAACTTTTCTATAAATCGAATAGGACGATGCGCTAATTCTTCATCAAATACCCATTTACCTCCATTTTCTAGATATCTAAGATGTCTCTCACATTCTTTTCTAACATATTTGCTTGTTTTTATTTTCCCTTGAGTGACTTGCTCTGCATACCATGTTGTTAATAGTTTTGGTGAAGGTTCATTTAAAACTTTAATAGTCACCGAATCCACCTTCTTCTTGAACTATCTTTTTTCTTTGTGCTGCAGTTAAACCCATAGACTTGAGTAAGTTATTTAGTGTTTGAACTGTTTTTGTCAGTTCTATGCTTAATGGATTCTTAATAATATTGCTCGCACCAGCCTTGTTTGTATGCTCTATCATTAAATCACTATTTTTAAGTTCATCTCTTAACCGACAATAAAATTCATATGTTTCTATATACAAATTAATTAATATGTCATCAGATTTTTTGTAATCTTCTATATATTCTTTTAGCTGTTTTTTTGTTAACTTCATATAAAGACCCCCTTTCATGAAAAATTTATCCGCGTTGCTAGCGTTTGGGCCTCTCCGGTACCCGGCGAAAAAACATTTTAAGCCGATGGGCAGGGGGGCATAAAATTTTATTTAAATAATTTTTTTATTTAAATTTTTAGAACTCTAATTTTCTTAAGATTACTTTTGTCATTATCATTTGCATGAATTTTGTTATGACAGCTATAACAAACTGACATTAGATTATCTAAGTCTAAAGCTTTGTTAAAATCTTCATCAACATAAATAATGTGATGCACAATGTTTGCATCTGTTATAATATCTTCGCGTAAACACATTTGACAAAGATAATTATCTCTATCTAATGCTATCTCTCTTAACTTCTTCCATGCTTTTGAATGATAGAACCAATCGTATTGATATGACTTACGACCATGCTTATAAATGTTATTATGCTTGGTCATCTCTTACACCTCTTTGATTGCATAACAAAAGACACACCGCATAGCGATGTGCCTCGTGTACTTGTGTCGTATAACTTTTAGATAACTTTATACATCTTTCCGATACTATCATATTACTACAGATTTGTAGGCCTTTTGCACAATCTTTGCACAATGTTATTTGATACCTGCATGATACGCTACCGCTTTAACAAAGTTCTTTCGTATAGAAGTAACAGTATTACGATGCATATGGCATTCATGTCCTATCTGTTCCATCTTTAACTTCTTTTCTTTATTCCAATACTTCAGCCTTATTACTTTCTTATGATCTTCAGGCAACTTTAAGTATTCACTCTCAACTGCTTCGACCATTTCTTCTAGGTTTCGTAACATCTTATTAGTTAATAATCTAGTTGCCATTAGTTCAGTTGTTCTAACTGGTTCGCCTTTTTGTAATGGTCCATATACAATATTGGAATCTTGTTCCTTCGTAGGATTAAGTATTTCCAACCTCAATCTTTTTATTTCTTTCTTGTTCTCATTTAAATTATATATTTCTGATTCAATATATTTAAATGTTCCTGGCTTGATATCATATATTGTGTTCCCCATGTTAGACCTCCATTACTTATGCTTAGCTATTCTTGCTTTAATAGCTTTCATCAATTCTTCTTGCGTTAGTTCTTTATTTTGTAAAGCTTTATATACTCTTTGATCTATTGTGTTATCGGTCATGATGTGATGAATAATAGTCGTATGATTTTGTCCTTGTCTATATAATCTTGCATTTGCTTGTTGGTATAATTCCAATGACCATGTAAGTCCAAACCAAACAATAATGTGCCCACCTTGTTGTAAGTTTAATCCATGCCCTGCACTTGCTGGATGTGCTATAAGCAGCTTAATGTCTCCACTATTCCAACGTTCTTTATAGTTTGAATCCTCTAATGTGGTTGCTTCCTTAAACCTTTGAAGTATTCTTTCTTTATCGTGTTTGAAGTTATAAAACAATAGTATTGGTTGACCTTGTGATTCCTCGATAATTTCTTCTAACTTCTCTAATTTCTTATCATGTATTTCCCTTACATCTCCATCATCTGTATAAACTGCACCGTTAGATAGTTGAAGTAGTTTCTGACTTAATGATGCCCCATTTTGAGCTACAACTGTTCCATCTTCTTCCGATTCTAGGATGTAATGTTTTTCAAGCTCATCATATAACTTACGCTCTTTATTGGATAAGACTACTGTTTGTTTAGTATCAACTCTGTCAGGCATATTCAGATAATCTTTCGCTTTCATACTTAAACATATATCTTCTATTCGTTCATATATCTTTTCTTCAGATCCGTCTCTTAGCTCCCAGTTAAAAACATGTTCGCTAACTTGATGTGTTGGTTTAAAGTACCTTTCTCGATAACGACTGAATGAAGACTCAAGTCTTTCGCCTCTGTCTATCAAATAAACTTGAGCCCATAAATCCTGTAAACTATTTGGACTAGGTGTTCCTGTTAATCCTATAAATCTATTAATGAGTGGTAATTTCTTTTTTATAGATTTAAACCTTTGACTCTTAGGACTTTTAAATGTAGACAGTTCATCAATTACAACCATATCAAATGGCCATTCTTTTTTATATTGATCGCATAACCATTTAGTATTTTCTTTATTGGTTACATAGATATCAGCCTCTGTGTTTAATGCATCATTTCTTTCTTTAGGTGTTCCTAAGACTAAAGACACTTTCAGATGATTTAAATGGTTCCACTTATCAACTTCATCAACCCATGTATCTTTAGCAACTTGTTTAGGTGCTATGACTAACATTTTTTTAGTGTCTAACAACTGCAATTCACTAAATGCTGTAAGTGTTGATACTGTTTTCCCTAGCCCCATATCTAAAAACAAACCGTATTTCTCATTATCAATCACTTTATCTATTGCATACTTTTGATAGCTATGTGGTTTGAAATCAATCGCCAAATGTTCCACCTACCATTCTTATAAAAGTATTTACTTGTTCTTTATTCCATAACACATACACTGTATGATCTCTGTTTTCAAATTGCCGATGCACATATTTTTGTAAAGGATGTAACTTTCCCTTTTCTTGCTTCATTTCTACAAAATATGTTTTTCCTTCTGGCATAATAATAATTCTATCTGGTACACCTCTTGTTCCAGGTGCGACCCATTTTAAACATAATCCATTTAACTTTGTTATCTCTTTCACTAAATATTTTTCTAATGTCGATTCTTTCATTTATTCACCTTGTATACAAAATTTATATTTGTGTTCCGATGTTGCATCAATTCTTGCCAAACTTTTAAAAATAGCTGTTAGAGGGTTACCCCTATACCCCTTTACTCCCTAACACTACTTTTTAAACTTTATAGTGAATTTGATGCAACATTGGAAACAAACAGGGTTGAACCTTACAGCGAGAAGGGAAAGAGGTGTTGTATCATTTGTTGCATCAATGTTGCATCACCAAAAATGATACAACACCTACGATTACTTTTTACACTCATGTGTTGCATCACTCAAAAAATGATGCAACATCTGATACAACACTCTAAAATGTATATTTATTCAATATTTCTTATATTAAATCCTCTAAACTTTCATCTCTTACATACGCTATCTGTACACCATAATCTTTTCCGAATCGAATTTTCCCACTTTTATTACCATCATATACAGACCAATTGTCTAATTGTCTTAAGATGTTTGAAATCTTTCTAATTTCCATAGATCCTCTACTATCTCCCTTATCCTTACCAAAACATTCAACAAACACTTCAAGCGCACAGACCTTATTTCTTTCAACGTAATCTACATTTCCTGTTGGTAACATATCAACATCACCTTGATAAAATCGTCTTCGTTCAAAGATAGTTAGGTCATCCCAATTGCTAGGAATTGGTGTGTTAAGATATTCATCAATAATACCTGTATATGGGGATTCCTCAGTATGTTTGCTTTGTATTGAACGCATTTCTTCTTCTAGTTCAGGGTTAAGGAATAACTCTTCTCCTTGTTCATAATAGTATTTAGTTTCTGCCCAAATTTGGTCAATCTCATCTTTGGTTAGTTTAGACCAGTTCACTTCAACTCTCTCTGGATTTACAGTCATTGGCCAAAAACGTCTTCCACCAGTTTCATCTCTTAAGAAATCAACTTTATTAGTTGTGCCAATGAAAATACATTGCCTTGGAAAATCTTCAATATAATGTCCATAAGCAACACGAAACCGGTCAACTTGTTTAGATATGAAATGCTTAATAGCTTCAACTTCAGCTTTTCTTGTAGCTGCAAGTTCTGCCATTTCCATTAACCAAACGCCTTGTAATGCCTCATATGCTTCCTTACCAGTAACAGAAACTAAACTGTCAGAAAACCATGCACCACCTAATTTTTTTAGCAAAGCAGATTTACCTACACCTTGAGGACCATAAAGTGTAAGCATATAGTCAAATTTACATCCTGGCTCCATTACTCGAGCGATTCCAGCAGTCAATGCCTTTTTGGTAGTTGTTCTATTCACTTCAGTGTCTTCAACACCTAAGTATTTGATAAATAACTTTTCAAGACGTTTATGCCCATCCCACGATATTTTATTTAGATAATCCCTTACTGGATGATAAGCATTTTGCATTGCTACGCTTATAATGGCATCTTTTGTTTTACCTGAATGGTGTATGTCATAAATCTTTTCGATATAACTTCTTAAACTGCTATCATCACCGTCTTGCCATTGACGTGTCTTAAAATTAGTATTCCATGGCACTTTCCCTAAGCATTCAATTTGTTTTGTAAATTCATTAAATGCTATTTTTCCTTTTAAATTTGGATCATTACGCAATATAATTTCTATATTTGGGATACTAGCTTTGAAAGTACCTTTCGAAGTAATTTCTAACGTCTCAGACCATGCATCATCGCTATTTACTATTTCATCGAAATCCTGCATTGCATCAGACATTTTGTCGTTAATTAATTGCTTTTTAACAACTTCATCATTTTGCGCTCTTTGCTGCATTGCTTTATAACTAGGTAGTCGATTAACCGGAGTATCTGTTTTAGTGTCTTCATCTTGAGCACCATATAAGTGTATGCGTACTAAATCAAAACTGTTCACAAGCATACCGCTTACGGGATCCGTATTATGATGAGAATAGGCAAACTTGTTATTTTCGTATAACACCAATCCACCTGCAGTTGAACCTTCATGATAGGTATAACGGTTAGTAGAATGTTTTTCGTATAAGTCAGGAATAAAAGTTGATATAGCTTCTTCTATCGTATAGGCTCTACAAAATGCGCCAACAATTCCCGGCTTTTCTTCTGGGTCACCTTGCTTATCTGCTAATCTTTTAGTCTTACTCTCTTCCTTTGAAGACGTTGGCCATTCTAATGTGTCAGTCCAATCAACATATTCATTTAATATTGTATCTGGATCTAACAAAGGTAAATCTTCATAGGTAAAGAAAAATTCTGCATCGTTGCTAGTTGAAGGCCAATACATTAACCTATGAGGTTGATAAGTTGTATCATCGAAGTAATCCATGCCAACGATATCTGCGACTTTACGCCCAATAGCTTCATACTCATCTGCATTTACATTTCGTTTTAAAGGAATCACTAAACGCAGTCTTGGACTTATCTCTCTATGCTTATGTGTTGAATATAAACAATATGCAAAATCATAAAACATAGATAATATGTCAGTCATATCTTGAGCAGCATAATCGATATCAAGTGTTAGCATTGAACGATTCATGACTTGACCAGCACGTCGTTTGCCTTCTTTTAAATATCCACCGACAAATCCGCCAACATCTTTTATATCTGCTTGTTCAGACTTAGACATTTTATTGTACTCAGTTAAATCTTCTTTAGTTCTAACTGTTTGTGCTAGCTTCTGCATAAAGTCAGACCAAGCCATATTGTGATTAGTCCAATATGTGGATAAACGACTAGCAGCATAAGAATATGAGACATCACGATCATATTTAATTGTTTCTATTTGAGTGACTTTGTCTAACATGTTCGGCTCCTTTCATTATTTTAGATAGAGCAGAGAAGCCTATCGCCTCTCTTTAGCTTTTGAATCTTTTTCTAATTCGTTCAACTTCATTTTCATAATCTTCTAAACCTTCAACACCATTATTTTTTACTAACTGCTTGAAAAGATAAGCATTCATATACTCCAATGCTTCTATGGTTTTCATCTTATGAGAAATGCTACTTAACAAGATCAATAAAAATATAGATAAAACAATTGAAATGACAATCCACATATTTACAACACCTCCAGTGCTATTGCTAAACACATTAATATAATTAATTCAAAAATGATAATAGCTATTACCATGAAACTTCAGCTCTGATTTTTTCAAAATCACTCGGCACCTCTACATCATCATTAGCCGTCATCATAATATATACTTGCTCCGTTACATACTTACCTAGCTCATACATTGCTAGTAAGAATATTAGTCTTAATATTTGTTTAATCATCATTGTCATCTCCTGTATCAATCAAAAAAAGTACCTGTCTCAACATACTCTTTAACTGTTGTTCATTTAGACTGGCTAACATAGGGCTGTAAAATTCACTATCTTCATCTTTAACAGTTTTAATAAAACAGCCTTCAATCTCAGCTTTTTCTTCTGGCGTTCCATTTTTATACGTCTTAAATACCTCGGTGTGCTTTTCTGGTAATTTCATTTTAGGTGTATTAAACATTATTATCTCCCCTCTTTAATGATTTTATTTCTTTTCGAACAAAGAACCTAATACTTCTTCACTAGGTCTTTCGAATAAGGTCACTTTAGAATTATTAGTGTAGTAAACAATAGGTGTATTTTGTGACTCATATTTCTCTTTCGCTTCTTCTTTACTCTCTGCCTCAACAACTGTAAACCTTTGATTGCTTTTAGCTTTAGTTATGTGTGTATGCTTGCGTCCTGTTGAATCTTTGAATGTTGTGACTAAGTATTGCGTCACTTCCCCAAAACCTCCTTGACTCGATCTAAGATGTCTTTACACGTATCCTTTTCCTGCGTCTGCTGTTCCATCTTGTCTTTCATGATTCCTTTTCATTTTCTTTTTGTATGCGTCAATGAGCTGGTCGATAGAATAGTAAGTATTGGCGTACAAAAAAGGCATTATTAAAACTTGTACAATACTATTATCAATACCTTTTACAAATTGTTCTGTTAGTGTATGCATTACATGAACAAAATAAACTGAATGTAGTTTAGGTAAAGTAACTTCATTTTCAAACAAATCAACCATAACCTCAGTGGTTTCTTCCAAATCTTCTTCATTAACAATAGTCAGAGTTAATTGCAAACTGAAAGCTAAGTAATCAGCAATCTCATCTAATTGTGTATCTAATGGCTTACCTGGTTGTTTCTTCCAATTTTTAAAAAACTCAAGTGTGTTAACCCACTCTACAAATTCAATAATCATACTAGCTACTGTGTCATTTAAATTTCTAGTTGGTATTCTATCGTCGAACTCCTTTTGTATTTGTAATAACTCTTGTAACTGATCAGTTGTTAATGTGTTAGTCATTTTCCTGTGCCTCCTTGATTAAATGAATTGGTTTAATAACAAAGTCTATGAGACTGATAATAGAGCCGTCAGATAACTTGTAATGTGTATCTCTAATATCTCCGACCAATTGCACAATCTCTAGACTTTCGTTTGTTTCATGGTTATATACTTTATCTCCTACACTAATACTCATTTTCCTGCTCCTCCTCATATTTATAGACCACTTGCCCCGTCATAATCCCTACTGCTTCATCAAGACCAATATCTTCTTTGAGTGCATCTTGCATAGCATTAGGTAAACCTTCAAGTATTTCATCAAACGCTCGCGCTTTCTTATATACGTCCTCAATCTCTTTTAGTAATCCCTCTGTATCATTACCGTTATACGCACTAGCACTGATAACGGATTGTTCAATTTGTTCGCGATTATTCATCATTTCCATCTCCTCTAAAATAAAGTTAGTTGCTTCTGTTCCTCGTATTCCAAACCATGTTGCTTTATATATATTTCGAGCTCTTCCGCTGTATCAAATGTCTTTTTCACGCCTTGCCAACCTGGTACGATATGCCCATGAAAGTAATAAGTGCCGTTTACTACATGGATATGCGCCACTCGCTCGTTATCCTGATACAGATATCTCTTAGATCCGAAAAATTGGTTTAAGTATTCTTTGCGTGCGTTATCTATCATGGTCATCAATCCCACAAGTCAAAGGCTCTTTGGACGTAAAACTTCGCCTTTGCTAAATCCTCATGACCGTTCTTTAACGGTGCTCTAGACAGGTATTTGATTGCATTACCTATTGTGAATGCTAATTGTGGTGGGTACTGTGCCGTAACTTGTTCGATAAAATCTATAATTTCAATGTCGCCGTATGTGTAATGTGCAGGTTGCTTAACATTGTCTTGCGTTTTGTTCATATCTACTTTTCTGTTACTTATTACGCTCATTATGCTTCACTCCATTTCTTGAACATTTGGTTATAAGTGACATCGAACCAGTACGGATCACGTGAATGTTTTTGTGGTACATTAAACAAATGTGGTTTCCTCTTACGTAGTTCAACCTCTTTACGTCGTTGCCTAGCTATTTCACGTTCTTTGCTCTCTCGTTGCATAATTCTGGATAATACGATTTCTTTATACTCAGCTAAGCGCATGCCATAAGGTGCGTTTAAGGCTTCTAACAACGCCCAGCCACCACGTACTCTTTTTGCAACCATTCCAGGAGTTAACCCGTTCTTTTTTATCAATTCATTTTCATGTTCGGTAAATTTATATGGTTTACCGTTAATCTTCACGACACTCATTTATTCCACCTCTACATTTACATTTCTAATTTTTAAATTGTCATACTCTAGTAATTCGTCTGGATTGTTATATAAGTAATCTGCCAGCGCTTCTTTTTCGATATCCACATCATCAAAATACTGATATTCAACTTCTGTAGGTATCCTTATATCAATCGTTGCGTTTATATATGCTTGCTGTTGCATTAGATCACTTCCTCAACTCGCATGATTATTTTTGGTTCTAGTCCATAACGCTTTGAGCTAGTTATTTCTGTAATTTGGTTATCGTCTTTCCACACATGACCATTACATGCGTCTAATACTGTTTTAATTAAGTTATCGATATCCGGCTTAGTCACTTTATACTGTCCAACCATTTCACTTTTCTTTTTCTTCGACCATGATTTAAGTAATGGAAAGTAAAAGTCTAATTCGATTTTTAGTGCGCGCTCTAGATTTAACTTAGGCATTTGCCCTTGTATATACGCTTTATGATTTGTATAAGCTGTTGGCATGTATGTTTGAACAAATCTACCTGTATTACGAAAGCGTGGACGAGGCGAGCCCATAGGTGCCTCGAACGTTTCGTTAAATTTAATTTCTATTTCCATGTGCCACCTCTAAATATCAAATATCGTTGCTTGTAACCCTAGCTCTTGCTCATATAAAAGCCCGTGAGCGCCTTTGAATCGTTTTAGGTCACTATCAGCCATGATTTTCTTTTCGTCGCTGAAATGGGCTCCTGTGAGCGAATAAACTTCATTTACGTTGTCTTTATACTTGATGACCTTAATATCTTCCGTGCCATCTTCTCGGTATAAGTAATATTTTTCTTTCGGCATTTTTAACACTCCTTAATATTCGACGACAGCGGGGCGTGTGTGACGTTCTGCAAGTTTTTGGATAAATAGGTCATATAACTTGTTTTCGTCTCCCTGTGCCTCGTCTATGAGTTTCTGAGCGTACACATCTGAACACTCAAGTTTAGTTTTTAAAAATTCTTTGGTAATCATAGTTTTAAACCTCTAGTCCTGTAATCTTGACCGTCCATCTCGATAAGCGTTGTGTTGCTCATGATTCTGCTGAATATACGTTGTAAGTCTTTGTTTTTTGTCATTTCTTTCTCGTCTAAGTTGGTAGTAAAGATATTGTGTTTGCCTATTCTACTTTCGATAAGCTCAAACATCTTACTAGTAGCGAATTCGTTCATGTTGATACCGTAGTCATCGAATACCATTAAATCGACATCACTTATAATTTGAGCCAATTCCTGTTCAGTCATAGCAGTTTGGTTGTTATAAGTGTTTTTAATTGTTGATATCAATTGAGGTACGTTCATATATAGCACTGTGTAGCCTTTAGCTTTAACTGATTTAACAATACTCATTGATAAGTGTGATTTACCTGTACCAAATGAGCCTTGAATTAGTAGCGATTGTTTATTGTCTAACGTGAAATTGTTTGCGTAACGTTCGCATAAGTTTTTTGCATAGACTAGTTGTTCATTAGTCGGATTGTAATTATCAAACGTTGCTTTCGTTAGATCTTCGTTCATTATCGATTGTTTGAATATGCGTTCTGCTTTTCTTCGTCTATTTCTCTTGTGATAGTTTTCAGTTGATTGTTTGGCGTACTCTATCATTTCGCAGTCACAACCATGTTTGAATTCTGAACCGTCATCAAATTTGTAATAGTCATACTTTCGTCCACAGTTCTCACATTTCAAATCAAACGCTTGTTCAATGATTTGTTTTTTTAAAGTTGGTTTCTTTGCTAAGTTCTGGAATGACTCCACTTTCTCACTCCTTTAAAACGGTAAATTTTCTATACTTGATTGCGATGCACGCTGGAACGCATCGACATATTGGTTATTTACTTCTGCTTTAATCTCTTCGCTATAATCATTCATATAGCTTTCGTTAGTTAAGAACGTTTTAGGGTACTTTTGATATTGTTTGTCTGTAATAGTTTTTAAATATTCTCGAGTACCTTGCATGATTTGCTCAAAAGAATGTTTCTTTAAGCATGATTTGAATTTAGTAAAAGACATCTTCTTATCTTTCTTCTTGTCGTAAAGTTTCCACCATTCCTCAAATTGCTCATGCGTAACGTCAGTTGCGCTATTATTATTAATACTTGTATTATTTAATCTTGTAATATTAATACTTGTATTATTCTCTTTGACATTTGCGTCAATAGGGGTATTGACAGAATTATCAATAGGGGTATTGATTTTTGCGTCAATAGGTATTGACGATTGCGTCAAGGGGTACATCTTCCTTTGTTTAACTTCATTACCTTCTTTGATAATTTCAATTTTTAAATAACCAAACTTGGTAAGGTTTGAAATTCTACGAGATATAGTTTCTTTAACAACGTTGTATAAAGTTGCAAAGTAACCATTACTTGCTGTGCAGTATCCGTACTTGTTACTTAAAGACGTTATTTCTGCAAAAAGTAGTTTTTCACCGTCAGTAAGTCGGTTATCGTATCTGACATTTGCTGTTATTATTGAGTAGTAACTTGGTTGATCAGTCATATTGATTCTCCTTTCTGGTATAATTTTGTTATCGCTACTGCGTTAGATTGGGGGTGAATAAAATATGGAAAAACCTTATATGTTAACATATGATTTAAACTCACCCGGACAAAAATATGAGGAATTGAGAAATGTTATAAAAAAGGAAATTTCTAATGGTCATTGCAATTATTGGAAATCTTCATTTTTATTCCGTTCTTCTTTATCAACTTCAGAAATGATAGAAAAGTTGAAACCTTATCTCGATTCTGGAGATAAGCTGTTTGTTACAGAAATAGTCAATAACAAACAAGGGTGGTTAACAAAAGAACAATGGGATTTTATCAACCATAATATTTTTATTTAGGTTCTTTTATTGAATCTTTTGTTATATCAGGAAAACCTTTAGAATCCTCAGGGGTAAATTTTTTAATTTTTTTAGCGCTTCTAATCTCTTCCGCCAAGATGACGATTAGGAGTGCTATTTTTATTATTCTTAGTCTATTCATTCCTTTTTCTCTCCTTTCAGCATTTTATTGAGCCTCTCATCAACTTTTATCCACGAGTCATGCAAGTGGTATTTATCATCAAACGACTTAACGCCAATCGCATGTTGCTCGTTGTGATGTTCGCGACATAACGCTAATACATGTTTGTCATAGTGGTTCATTTTGTTTCTGTTCATGCCTCTGCCAACTGCTTCATAATGTGCTAGGTCAGCGTGAGGCTTTCCGCATATTACACAGTTGCGGTTAACAGTTGACCAGTATAAGAATGATTTATCTTGTTTCAGCAAGTCGCTTGTTTTATAACTAAGCGGTATGTCGTTGTGAAATATCCAATCGAGTGTTACCTCGATAATTTGATTCGCTTGCATCCGTGTACAGTCACTTAACGAAATACTCTTGTCATAGTCATACAGAACCGTTACATATTCTTGGAACAAATACCTCATATAGTCACGTGGTTGGCCTGTGTGGCTCTCTATGTCGTTACAGAGCGCAAATATTTTTCTTCGTTGCTTGTCTGTTATTTTGAATGGGTCTTCGATTCGCAAATCACATTCGACTTCGTAGCCGTTATCAAGTAATAATGTTTCTTTGTCTCCTAGCTCGGCACCCTCGATAACGACTGTTGTTGTGCCGTCATCTTGAGTGATATAGTTTTTGATTTGAGCCATTTAATCACGTCCTAGAAAGGTAAATCATCGTCAGAGATTTCTATAGGACCATTAGCATTAGCAAATGTATTATTTGATTGCTGTCTATTCTGTGGTGCGTTATATGAATTATGCTGTTGTTGGTTGTTAGATTGACCGTTGTTTTTACGTTCAACGAAAGTTATATTGTTGACTGCGATGTCTGTAGTAAACACTTTCTGTCCTTGATTATTTTCATAACTACCGGTTTGTATTGAACCAGTAACGCCAATTTTATTACCTTTATTAAAGTTATTAGCGATGATTTCAGCAGTCTTACCAAATGCAACACAACGAATGAAGTCTGTTTCATATTCGTTAGTTTGTTTGTTTTTGAATGGTCTCTGTACTGCGATTACAAAGTTAACTACGTTGTTGTTTTGACCTTTTAACTCTGGATCTGCCACTAGGTTCCCAATTAAATTTACTGTATTCATTGTTCAATTCCTCCAAGCCATTTTTTTATCTGTTGTCTGGTTACATTGATTTGGTTTTTATTCAGTGCTTCGACGTTCATTTTTTCTAATTTGTTAATTTGTTCCTGGTATTTTTCCGCGAATCCACTTTCTTTAGCTATGGCTATAAAATCATTAACTTCTTTAGTTAGTATGTCTTTAAATTCTTGACTTACTGTTGAATATTTATCTTGTTTTTGTTTTGCGTCTGCGTCATCTTCATCAGTTGGAATGTTAAAGAACTTCATTAAGAAATAGCGTTCAGCATAAGTTAACGCTGTGCCATGTGCTTGTGAAATATCATTTTGTTGACCGTAAGCGTGATAACTTACTTCATACTGTTCTTCTGGTTTATCAGCATTAATCCATGTATAATTCAAATCCATTTCAACTATGAATTCTGTCACTTCTTGACCTTTTTTGTTTTTAAAAGTATGTGTCGTCCAATTTTCATTTGACGTATTGGGGACTAACAATAAATTATGTTCAATCATCTTTTCTCTTATTCTGTGTAATATTTGAGATCCTGAAACATACGAGAAGTTATAACCCTTAGTATCTTTTGTGAAGCCCGCAATATTCGCTTTAACATCTGCTATTTTTTGGTACAAATTAAGTTGTTCGGCCATCTATTCTCCCACCTTTACCGTGTATGACGTTGGTTTCTCAACAATGCTAGCACCCTCTAAAACTTCGCCGTTTGCGTCAATTAAAGTGCCGTTTTCAGTTACATTGAAATCTTTCTTAATGTCTGATTGGCTAAGTTTTTTAGTTACCTTTACATAGTTGTCAAAACCTCGTTGCTCAAGTTGTTTAATAACTTCTTGCTCATTGCTAACTTGAATGACTTTTGAACCTTTTCTGGCTGTCACTTTTCCGTAAGGTGTATTCAACTTGAATTTGCTATCTTGTTCTTTTTGTATTCTGTAATATTCAATTACAAGGCTTTGTAAATATTCTTTGCCACTCTGTAATTTTTCTACTTCTTTATCTTTCCATTCGTTTATGCGTTCAATTTCTTTATTTGCTAAATCGTTGATTTCATTCTCTTTAGTTGTGATTGCATCCAGTTTCTTAAAGACCCAGTTAGCACTGTCTAAGTCTGTTACTTTGAATCGGTCGTCTTGTTCAAATGTTTCTAGTTCTCTCTCTTGTAAATCATTCACTTTTCATACCTCCTACCATTTCATGACTAAGTTAATTAGTCTGTCATAATCATCTGCGTTTTCTTCAATCCATTCGTAAATAGATTGATTTAATATGTCTAATGCTGTGTATAGATCGTTCTCATTAGTTATGTTTATGCCGTCGATAAACTTATCTTCTAAATCTAAGATATTCACCAGAATGCTGTGGTCCTTCTTCTTAACTGCTAATTTAAAATCAAATCCGTCTACATTAATTACCTTCTGACATACATCGCCTATTTCGTAATACATCTTGACTTCCTCCGTTTTTCGTTTTATATTGAACATGAATTTTTTCTTAAGTGTTTGATACTGTTACTTGCTCCAACAAGTAGCAGTTTTTTTATTCTTCATAAAAGTATTCCTTATAAAATATGAATGTCACTATGCTTGCGAATCCCGCAATTGACCACGCTGTAGTGAAGTATAGAAACGGCATGAGTACAATTGCTAAGACTGTGAAGCATAATACTGCTAATAGATAGCTTTTATAAATGTTACTCATTTTCTTTTTTCAACTCCCCCATTATTCTCTCGTCTGATAAGTCGTGATAAGGGAATTTTTTCCTAGCTAATTGGACTGGTATTCTGCCTCGTATCGCAATGTATCCTTCATCTTCAAGCTCTTTATTCAGTTCTCTTATTATTTGTCCTGCTTTGGATTTTGAAACAGATAAAATTACCGCAAGTTCTTTAGCTTGCAAACTATTTTTTATCATATCTTTTTCTCCTTTTTATTTTTGTGTTGTGTATAATTTAGTTATCTCCTAGTGAAAGGAGGTGATAATTATGAATAATATAAATCTCACTCAACGACAGTTAGATTTAATAAAGAAAAATCAAGCTATCTTGTCTAAATTGCCTGTCGAAGCTTACGCTAAAGCCGCAAATACTATGAATAATTCGTATGTTATGAACGCTCTGGAAATTCAATCGACGGTTAATAATGTTATGAATAGCATTAGAATTAACCAATCGAAATTATCTAATTGGGCTTCCTATATGCATCAAGTAACTAAGAATCATCCAATGTTCAAATCTAATTTATTTTCTGATGAGGTTCTTAATAGTTTTATAAAATCTACGAGCATTCCTAAAAACGATATTTTGAAAATGTCTTATGCTCTTAGAAATTTGAATGTCGATGTAGCTAATAGTTCTACCTTTATTAAATCCATCAATCCTGCCCATCCAGTAGAGCAAAAACAACATGAAAGCAATAATTACAGCGGTAAAAAAATTGTCGACATAATGCATATTAATCACTCCAGTTTAGGTTTTATTAATGCTAGTTCTGTAGGTGTAAGCGGTAATGCTATTTGGGACTTTTTATTAAAGTTTATTAATAACGAACCAATAAATACTCCTTTTTATATTTCGGTACTTTTTATAGCGTATTTTTGCTATCTATTAACCAGTTTTTCAAATTCAAATGATGATTAGTTGTCGGATTTATCGATTAATCTCTTTAAGCAACTCTGCAACTGCTCGCAACAGTTCAGGGTTGTTACTTGTTTCTAAATTACTGTTTGCATGTTTTAGTAAATTGAGTTTTAATTTACTTTTTTCTTTCGCGATTCTAAATTTTTGTAACATTTGTTGAACCTCCTTTTAAGTTGTTTGTTTTTCTCCTAAAAACTTATTAACAAAGTATTGTTGTCCTTTGCCTGTTACTTTTGGCGTCTTACTAATTGATGTGTGACCGTCCGAATGTGTGATTGATGTTTCTTTAATTTCGAATAACTCACGTTCCATTGAATACTGTGTAGGCATGTTATAATCCACACCCTTGCGTTTAATAAGGAATCCGTTTTGACGTAACCACTCAAACAATCTGCGTTGCCCGATGTTTATACCGTTTTGTTTAATGATCTTTGCTAACTCTCCAACTAAAATTGATGTCTTAGTAGTAGCTACTGCATCTGCAAATACAATTTTTGGTTTATCACGTTCAATCTTTGTTTCTAATTGATTGATTGTGTTGTTAGCAATTTTTAAAGCACGTTGCATAATCATTTCTGGGCTATTCCATGCTTTTTCAACTTGGATGAAGTATTGTCTTGCACGTTTGCCGGGTTCACTGCGTTGAATCATTGCAATCTCTTTTGCAGTGTCTAGTGTGAGTGCGTGGTCTAAATAATTAATAGCGTTACCTTGAGCTGTTACTCTTTTTTGAGTAAGAGCTGTATAATCAATATTTTCTTCAAAGCCATAATTAATCATTCTTTCAAACCAATCGTTATATCTTGTCTTAACTTCTAATGCTTGATGAAGTTCTCGACCACTGATTGCGATTTCTCCATTTTCTTTTTCTTGAATATTGAACATTTCTCCGATGTTCGATTTTGTTTGTAATGCTTGCATTTTATTTCTCCTTTACATTAGCGATATCAACTTGTAGTGCATCGCATATTTTTTTTACTGTGAGGAAACCGGGGTTTTTAACCTCTGTTTCGATAGATCGAATTGTCGAGTTTTGTAATTCCGTTAGCTTCGCTAGTTGATAGCGTGTTATCCCCTTTTCTTCTCTCAATTCTTTTAAGTTCAGCATCTTACCACTCCTTATTGTCCATAACGATATTTCGTTATATAATTAATCCAACCCCACTACATTGGGAGGTGATTTCCTTGCTTATGCGAGGTTTTAAATCATCCTGTGGTTTTATAGGTTAGTAAGTCTAAATTAGAACATCGTTTGTTGTGTTCCACAGTCAACCAAGAGACGTTAACTAGGGTATGCGTACTAGAAGGTAGTAACTTTTAGGACGCTAGACTTTGACGGAAAACCTAAGCACCATACAGGGCTGGGGACGATACCAGCAAAAATTGTGCTGTTAGTCGTAGTAATTAGAACCGAACAAAATTTCCGTAACACATACCTTCTACGACAAGGTGTGTGTTTTTTTATTGGAAACAAAATGTTTGTAATGCTTGCATAATATTTATGCTCCTTTCGTGTATAATGTTGTTATCAAATATTTAAGGTGGTTATTCTTATGGAATTCATACAATCTACTTTGTTTTCAAACGTTGTAGCTTTTCTAGCTTTAGGTCTATCTGCATACTCAATTTTTTATACTCGTTCTCAAAATAAGTTCAGCTTTGTTATTAGCGATCTTAATTTCTACTATGAAAATAATTTTGTAGAATTAAATTTTGTCGTCGCTAATGACTCGTCTAGAACTCATACTTTAGAAGAATTAATATTTTTAGATAAAAACAAAAATGTTTTAACACCTATTAACGTAGTATTGGAATCTGATGAATATTCATCTCTCGGTATATATAATCCAAGTTATTTGCATGCTCCAATCGATAAACAATTAGATAAACCAGAAGTTATGATAGCTAATTCGTCATCAGAGTTTTTATATAAATTCGAATTAGAACCTGCGTTTATAAAGATTGTTTCTAATCAACGAATAAACAAACTTAAAAAGTATAAGTTAATCTCTACCGATTCTTACGAGCATAATTAATATCGCTAAATTCATGAAAAAGTGAATTGCTAGTAGTGTGTTGGTCAGCATCATTTTGTATCTTCCTTTCGTGATTTTTGAATAACTTTTATTCAAATTGTTACTTCATAATCTTTTGTTGAGTAATAATATTTTTAATAACCTCAACATCTTGGTCGTCGAGTTGTAGCTCGGCGGCTTTTTTACTAAATTGTCCGTCAATAATTCTGTTGATTTCGTGCCACTGTGCAGGTGTGAATTGCTTTCTAAATTCTAAAAAATGTTTGATTGTTTCTTCCATTTGTAGTTCCTCCTTTATTCGAAATCATCGATGGTTAATTCTGAAACTCTCTTTTCATAGATATATAAATAATAATTTTTGATTTCTCGATAAACTTTTGCTGCTAGGTTGTATTCACTTTCACTCAAGTCTGAATTAAGTGTCACTCCAAAAATTGATAATGTTAATTTTCTAATATGGTCATGAACATCTTGTACATAAGCTTTTTGATGAATTGATTCGAAGCCATGCTGATACTTTTTTAGCGGAATCGGATGATTGAGCTTCCTCAATCTTCCTAGCGACAAATCTTTTGCGAAATTGAGTTTTTTATTGATTTCTTCTAAATCGTCATTATTGATTCTTACTTTGTTGAAAATTGAACCTGAACTGATTGGTTTCTTGCCATTTATAGCCTCTCTAACTTCTTTTGCTATAATTTCTTTCAACTCTTCTTTGGTTAATGTGATTTGTTCCATAGTTTCCTCCTTATTTTTATTTAGTTGTCACTTTCGAAACTTAAAGTTTAAAAAAAATCATCAACTTTAACATTTAAATGATCTGCTAATTTTTTAGCTTCTGAAGTTGTAAAATCTCTGCCATTAATTCGATTTATCTTTATACTCAATAAACTTCTACTCATTCCGATTGCTTTAGCAACTTCTTTTTGGTTAGTTCCTTTAAGTGCAATCAAGCTTTTTATTTTTAAGTATGGTTTATCTGCTACACTAGTTGTCATTGAACCCCCTCCTTTTGTTTCGTTTGTAACAACTTGATTTAAGAATACATCATAAAAGTTTCGATGTCAACAACTTTTGCAATAATATTTTCCTTGCGTTTCGTTTTCGAAACTTTTATAATGAAATTATCTTATATAAGGAGGGTTTCGTATGGGTATTGGTGAAGGTTTAAAGAAGCTAAGAAAAAATAAAAATATGACTATGGAACAATTAGCAACTGATCTTAATAATAAATATCCCGACTTAATGAAATTAACGAAAGGCAAGATATCAAAATGGGAAAATGAAAAGGAAGAACCTCGATTATCAACTGCCAAAATTTTGGCTGAGTACTTCAATGTGAAGATTAATGATTTGTATAGTGAATCAAATACTACATACAAAGACGATAACGACATCACTTCCATATACAACAAACTCACACCTCCCCGCCAAGAAAACGTACTTAACTACGCAAATGAGCAATTAGATGAACAGAATAAAGTCACTTCTATAGATGAATATAAAGAGTCTAAACTAGTATCGTATATTGCATGTGGTGCAACTGGTGCTGGCATAGGAGAAGAATTATATGATGACATATTGCATGAAGAAGTATTTTTTAAAGAAGACGAAACGCCATCAAATGCTGATTTTTGTATTTTAGTTAATGGTGATTCAATGGAACCTATGTTAAAACAAGGAACATACGCTTTTATTAAGAAAGAAGATTCTATTAAAGATGGTACAATTGCACTCGTTGTATTAGATGGAGTAAGTCTTATCAAGCGTGTAGATATATGCGAAGACTATATTAATTTGGTATCTCTAAATCCGAAGTATGATGATATCAAAGTCGCTTCGTTTAGTAATATTAAAGTAATGGGCAAAGTTGTATTGTGATTAATAGCGCCTATGTGGCGCGAGGAGGATGAGGGATGGAAGAGAACGCACCTTTAGAAACAGCAGTTAATAATTTTAAAAAGATTCAAAATAGCGAGATTTACAAATTTAAATATATGAATTCATGGTGTCTTGAATATTCAGAGTTTTTATTGGATGAAGTTAGATTGTTAAAAGAAAACAAAAGTTACACCAGATATAAAAAAGGCACTATAATTTATGTAAAGTTAGGTGTTAATGTTGGCAGAGAGTTTTCTGGAAACCATTTTTGTATGGTACTTAATAATCACGATTCAAATAAAAATCCAATATTAACGGTAGTTCCACTTACATCTTCCAGAAGTAAATTCAATGTGCATATCGAAGAAGATTTGTTACCTTTAGTATTGGAAAAAATGGACGTAACGGGTAAGGATTTAGCTAAAAAAATCATGAACAATCTTGAAAAGGTGTCAAAAGCAGAAAACCCATACGATCAAAAATTACTTGATGAAAACAAATCGCTGAATGACGACTTCAAAAAATATTCGAAGGTTCGCAAAAGATATGAGCGATTCAAGTATAAAAAGACCTATGCTAACGTTTTAAATATCACTACAATCAGCAAGGATAGAATATCGAAAATTAATAGGTATGACCCTGCCGGAGAAATATCATATTCAAAAGAAACAGTAGATAAAATTGAAAATAGTATAAAAATTAGATTTCTTAGTTAAATCGCTTGAACTACACTCTCTTTGATGGTATATTACATATATACAAAACAAGCCGCTGAAATATTTGCGGCAAGCTTCAAATTAGACAAGTCGCTGAAATATTTGCGACATGAGAGGGTGCATCTGCGCTCTCTCTTTTTTTATACAATTTTCACGGGTAGCCCGCCTACCCTTATTATTTTTTGCCAATTTTGAGGAGGGAAAAGCAAAATGCCAGTATATAAGGATGATAATACAGGTAAATGGTATTTTTCCATTAGATATAAAGATGTATACGGTAATAACAAACGAAAAATGAAGCGTGGGTTTGAACGTAAGAAAGATGCCAAACTAGCTGAAAGCGAATTTATACAAAATGTTAAATATGGATACTCGGACAATCAACCCTTTGAATATATATTTTTTAATCGTTTAAAAAATGAAAATCTTTCTGCACGCTCAATAGAAAAGCGAACTACAGAATATAATACTCACATAAAAGAAAGGTTCGGAAATATCCCTATTGGCAAAATCACTACTACGCAATGTACTGCTTTCAGGAATTATTTGTTAAACGATGCAGGTCTTTCTGTTGGCTATGCACGATCTGTGTGGGCAGGTTTTAAAGCAGTTATCAATTACGCCAAAAAGCATTACAAGCTCTTATACGACCCCACATTATCGGTAACTCCTATTCCCAGAACAAAACCACAAGCTAAATTTATCACTCGTGAAGAATTTGATGAAAAAGTAGAACAAATCACAAACGATACTTCTCGTCAGCTAACTAAACTGTTATTTTATTCTGGTCTTAGAATAGGCGAAGCTTTAGCTTTGCAGTGGAAAGATTACGATAAAATAAAAGGCGAAATTGACGTAAATAAGAAAATCAATTTAAGTAATAGAGAAATTGAATATAATCTAAAAAAAGAAAATTCTAAAGGGATAATACCTGTACCAAAATTAATTAGAGAGATGCTTAAAAACATGTATAATGAATCTTCTAAAAGATATAAATATTTTGACGAAAACTATTTTATATTCGGGGGGTTAGAACCTATTAGATACGTTACCTATTCGTATCATTTTAAATCTGTATTCCCGAATCTAAAAATACACCATTTAAGACACTCGTACGCAAGCTATTTAATTAATAATGGTGTAGATATGTATTTATTAATGGAATTAATGAGGCACTCTAACATTACAGAAACAATTCAAACGTACTCTCATTTATATACTGATAAAAAACATCAAGCTATGAACATATTTGATTAA